ATCGAGAGCACGTCGCCCACCGAGGTGCACCATACCCCGGCCCTGGTTTTCGGCGATGGCGATGGGGCCACGGCCACCATGAATGCCGATTTGAGCATCAACGGCAGCGTCGAAAGCACCGGCGACCAGGTGGCCGGCAGCATCAGCCAGATACATCACACGCACACCGGTGTCGAGACCGGCAGCGGCAACACCGGTGAACCGCAGTAGGAGGCAGATCATGGACAGCCTGGCACTCTCCGGGGACTGGGACCTCACGTTGACGCCCGGCGGCAACCTGGCCGTCGTGAGCGGTTCGGAGCGCATAGCGCAGGACGTGGCCTGCTATGAGCGCACATTCTACGGTGAGCCCTGGTACGCCGCCGAGGATGGCGTGCCGTATCTGCAGGGAGAGCTGGGAAGCCTGCCCCCAGCGGAGCTGGTACGGGAGCGGGCCGTGCGCCGGGCCCTGCAGGTGCCTGGTGTGGCCGCCGCTACGGTGGCGCTGACAGGATTCCAGGCGCGCCAGCTGTCTGGAGACATCCGCGTAACTACAGACGACGGGGAGACCGTCAATGTCACAGTCTAGCATCGAATTCACGGATCTGGGGCCTGTGGCTCCTGACAGCGCCGACGTTCTCCAGGCCCAGCAGGACATATGGCAGGAGGCGTTCAACAACAAGCTGAACCCGGACCCGGCCACGCCGCAGGGGCAGCTCATGGCCAGCCTGGCGGCCATCGTGCAGGACAAAAACAGCCAGTTGCTGTTCCTGGCCAACCAGTTCAACCCGGCCACGGCCAGCGGCGTATGGCAGGATGCCCTGGCGGCCATCTATTTCCTCACGCGCCAGCCTGCCGTGGCGACCACCGTGCAGGTGGTCTGCACCGGCCTGCCCGGCACGGTCATCGAGGGGCAGGATACCAGTGTGACCCCGGCACAGGTAAGGACGGCGGACGGCACGGTGCTGGTCTGCCAGACGGGCGGCACCATCCCCGCCGGCGGTTCCATCACGCTGCCCTTTGCTGCCCAGCAGACGGGCCCCGTGGTGGTGGAGGCCGACAGCGTCACCACCATCGTGCAGGCCCAGCCCGGCTGGGATACCGTGAACAACCCCGATCCGGGCGTTACCGGTCAGGATGTGGAGAGCCGCCAGGCGTTCGAGTTGCGCCGCGGTCAGTCCGTGGCCCTCAACTCCCGGTCCATGCTGGCCAGCGTCTACGCCAGGGTGGGAAATCTCACCGGCGTCATCGACCTGCTGGCCAGACAGAACCGCACCGACGCGCCCGTGGAGGACAACGGCGTCACCTTGGCCCCGCATTCCATCTATATCGCCGTGCTGGGCGGCGCTGACGCCGACATTGCCGAGGCCATCTACAACAGCGTCTCCGGGGGCTGTGATTACAACGGCAACACCAGTGTGGAGTACACGGACCCCGTGACCGGCGCGGTGGAGACCATCCTTTTTGAGCGCCCGGAGGAGTACGCCTTCGCCATCGAGGTCACTGTGCAGGCCAATGCCAGCACGCCGTCAAATATCGTGGAACTGGTGCAGGCCAATATCCTGGCCGATTTCTACGGGCAGCAGTACCCCAATGCCGGCAGCGGCACGGCACACGATACCACGCCCACGCGTGTGGGGATCGGTGCGACGGTCTACGCCAGCCGCTTTTTCTGCCCGGCCATCAGCGCCGGGGCCACCCAGCTGGTGGGCGTGCAGATCGGGCCGGAAGGCGGGCCGCTGGGCAATGTGGTGCAGCTGACGAACGCCCAGTATCCCAGCCTGACGGCGGACAATATCACCGTCACCGTGCAGGAGTAAGCCATGCCGATCGTTTTTTCCTATCAGCCCGCCAGCGGCCCGCTCTCCGGTGCCAGTTTCGAGGCCCAGACCGTGGCCTTTTTCGAGGCGTTGCAGGCCGAGTTTCAGGGGCAGTTGTCGTCCGTCTCCGCACAGCTGACCCAGCTCCAGCAGTCCGTGACCGCCCTGACCGCCACGACCCAGGCCAATGCGGCCGCCATTGCGGCATTGCAGCAGCGTTGCGCCACCATCGAGGCCACTGTGGCCGCCAACACCACCGAGTTGAGCCAGCAGGGACAGCAGATCAGTGATCTGAGCAGCACGCTGTCCAGTGTGTCCGGCCGTGTGGGGACCGTGGAAAGCGCCGTGGGCGCGCTCCAGACCCTGACCAGCCAGCAGGGGAGCTCCATCTCCGGCCTGACCTTTGACGTGGACACTCTGCAAACGGACGTGCAGGGCCTGCAGAGCACCACCAGCAGCCAGGGTAGCAGTATCACCAGCCTGCAGGAGCAGGTCACGGCCCTGGAGCAAGGGGGCAGTGTGCCCGCCGGGCTGATCGCCCTCTATGACGGAACGACGCCACCGTCCGGCTACAAGGCCTGCGATGGCAGTAACGGTACTCCTGACCTGGCCGGATTTGTCGCGTCCCCTTTGACCTATATCAGTAAGAACTAGGGGGGGGCGGCATGGCTATCCGCTGGAATATCATTGATTTTCGGGCGGCAGGCGATATTCGGGAGCTGCCGGATATCCGCCGGGGGCAGCTCTGGCCGTCCACGGTCATCTCACAGTACGACAATTCCCCCCGTCTGTGCGCGTTGCTGGCTGGTCTGGAAGGTCAGATAGATCCTTTTTGGGACATCCAGGAATTTTTGACGGAGGTCTTCGATCCGCGCACGGCCACAGGCTGGGGCCTGGACTGCTGGGGCCAGATCGTGGGCATCAGCCGCGACATCCAGCTGGCTGGCACCAACACGGCGTTCGGCTTTGACGGCTCCGGTCTGGAGCCGTTCGACCAGGCGCCGTTCTGGAGCTCGGACGCCACGTCCTACTACCGCCTGACGGACGAGGCCTACCGGCAGCTGATCTTCCTCAAGGCCGCCATCAATATCAGTGACGGGACGCTGGCCAGCCTTAACCGCATCATGCATACGATGTACGGCTCCCGCGGCACGGTCTGCGTGATCCATGTGGGCACCATGCGCATCCGGTTTTTCTTCGGCTTCTATTTACAGCCGTTCGAGCGTGCGCTGATCGCTCGTGATGACGTACCGCCCAAGCCCGCGGGCGTGGGCTTCGATCTGTACGAGGTCAACCGCGCCGAGACGTTCGGCTTTGACGGCTCTGGCCTGCAACCCTTTGACCAGGGCAATTTCGCCCCCGGAGGACCGCAAGATGCCTATTCCCTCTAGCCCGGACCTGCTCGCCAATGTGCTGGGGTACGCGGCTGACCTTAATTCCATACCGGCCACGACGCCCAGCGGCAGCGGGGCTTTCTCGTATCAGGCCGGGTTCCCGGCCATTACCGGGTTCCCCCTGACGGCAGGGGGGATAGCCCCCTCGCGCCAGGACTTTAACGGCGTGTTCAACCTGATCGGGCAGCATCTGTTCTTTTTGCAGTCCGGCAGCCTCTACCCGTGGAGCGCGTCTCTTGACTATCTGGTGGGGGCCCACGTCCTGGGCAGTGACGGCAAGGAATACATCGCCCAGAAAAGCAGCGGGCCAGACGTGCCCAGCGCCCCCGCGGTCAATCCCGTGGGGGACGAGTCCGGCACCTGGCTGGCGGCTACTCTGGCGTATGGCGCACCTCTGGCCACGTCGTCATCCCCGGGCCTTATGCAGCCTGACGGCATCACGACGTTTGTTAACTCCTCCGGCGTCCTTTCCACCACCCTGGACCCTACCTGGATCGGGGTGCCCCGCTACTGGCGCAGCACGACGCTCCCCCCGAACCATTGCTGGGCAAACGGTGATTTTGTGGAGTTCGCGGACTGGCCACAGCTGGAACAGGTCTACAACGCTGGCGGCTTTGCCGGGATGCTCATGGCGTGGGACGCGGACAGCGGGACCCAGGCGGCAAACCTGGGGCAATGGCGGCCGGATGCTGCGGAGCCCACGGGGCTGTATACGCCGAACCTGACAGGACAGTTTTTGCGGTGCTGGGCGACCGGAGGGGAAAATTCCGCAGGGGGCTGGGTATCCGATGCCATGAGGGCTCTTACAGGCATGGCCAGTTTTGCACGCGGATCTGGGGGAGGCTCAATCCTTGCCGCTGATGCGGACGGGGTCTTTACTGTAGATCAGAATGGTCCAACTACCCAAGCATACCCTGGGGCGGAAACTAGCTATCCACGCTCCCGGCTGCTTTTTGACTCCTCACAAAACACACCAACCGGCCCGGAAAACGTTCCGCCTCATGTATGGCAGCCCCTCGTCCTTTATTTGGGACTTCCTGCTTAAAAAAAAGAGTAATTTATGCTGATTATGTACGTTTTTTCCCCGAAAACCGGGGAACTGATAGGCCAACGTCAGGCCCAGGTCGTTAACGGCAAGCAGCTGAGTAAAAGCGCCTATGCTACTCCTACCCCGCCGCCTGCCTTCATCCCGGAAGGGCATGTCGCCCGCTGGACGGGTAACGCTTGGGAGGTTGTGGAAGACCACCGTCAACATCTCGACGAGAAGGGGAGGACGCAGGGCGGCACACCCTACTGGCTGCCTGACCAAGGCGATGACTGGCAGTCCCCGGCAAGATATATGGAAGACATTGGCCCGCTTCCTGCCGGAGCCGTCACGGTGCGCCCGGAAAAACCGGCGCCAACGGAAGCGGAACTGTTCCAGCAGCTCCGCGCCGAGCGTGACCGGCGTCTTACCGCCACGGATTACCTGCTGATGCCGGACTATCCCCTCTCCGATGACCAGCGCACCATCTTGCAGGTTTACCGCCAGGCCCTGCGGGATCTCCCTGCCCAGGAGGGCGCTCCTTGGGATGGTGGTGGCGACGAGACCCCGTGGCCGGAGCTGCCTGCAGGTCTCAAAATATAGGCAGCAGGCACGAGGATACAGCGTCTCATGGGAGGTGCGGGATGACTGGGGAGAGGGATCAGGAGAGCCATCTGCCGGTGCATGACGGCATGGTGGGCGCTGGCGTGAAGTTCCAGCGCATCCGGCGCATCACCGGCTATCTTGTGGGCACGCTGGACCGCTTCAACAACGCCAAGCGCGCCGAGGAAAGCCAGCGCGTCAAGCACGGGCTGGGCGGGAAGCCGTAAAAGTCGCCAATGATGTCATCAAAAAAAGGCCCCATTCACGACAGGATGGGGCCTTTCCTTTTTGGTTACGGCATGCTGCAACTATGTCGTATTCGTTAATAGTTGAAATTCCGGCGCCCTCCCAGACCATTTCCGCAAGGTCACGAAAAAGGTTCGTCCCCAGCGCAGCAGGTATTGAGTTTGGCTCAATACCTGGATGGTCTCATGGGCAGGGCAGAGGGTATGGATTGTTCTTATGGGGGTAGCTTTGGGGGTATTTTTTTAAGCTCCCGGAAAATACTCCAGTGATTCTAGCATGTTTGTACTCAAATAGGAGGCGCATGGGGCCTCCCTTTGTACCGTTTCGGTGCACAAAAACGCCCGCAAGTTCGTGTTGCGGGCGTTTTTCGTTTCATGTGCCGGCGTGTTGCAGCAGCGGCAAGGCACAATGCCGGAGGATCACCGGAGCCGGCGGCAGCACGGAGGAAGGGCCAGAGGAAGGGCCTCCCGCTGTATGCCTCCACTGCCGGAGGAGCCACGGCAAGGCCCGCCAGCGCTGCGGACAGGATCAGGGAGTTTTGCCCCGGTGAGCGTGGATGGCCGCCAGACACGATGGGCAGGATGGCGGGGATGGTGGCAAGGGCCACCGGCTTGCCGCTTTCGGGCAGGGAGCGCGGGAGGCTGCGTCACAGCAGGGCACCGCTGTCCAGATCGGGGAAGTGGGGCTTGATGTCCAGCAGGGGCGTGCCGTCCAGCATGTCCACATGCGTGACGTGGAGGATGTTCCCGTCCCGGCGCAGCAGCGGTACCAGGCTCATGCCGATGCCGCCCGGACGGCAGGGGGCCCGGGT